TCTGTTTATGGTAACGAACGTTACGTTAATCGTTGCATTAACTTCCGCTCTGTTGCTGGTGTTCAAAGCTTCTAAGGAGTTTATCTATGACTAACTCATATTTCTCGACGATTCCGATAAGCTCGACATATCTTCAGAATGGGTTTTCCTTTGATATCAATGGGGTGGAGACATCCCTTGGTAAAGGTACCTATATTCCTCCGATTGTTAACTTCGAAGTTGTACCTGATACGCGAACAACTAACTATGTCTGTGAAACTCAAAACGTCACAGCCAATGTTCCAATGACATTGAATGCCGCAAACTCAACATCTGTTAATGGTGTGAGGAATGTCTTGTTAGATTGTGCACGTGGTCTCCAAGCAACAATAACTACAGCTGTTGGATTTGATATCGTATTCACAGTGACAGGAACGACTATTAACGGTGTTGCTACACAAAGTACGTTTACAATTGGTGCTGGAACAACAACAGGTTACACGGATAATACATATCTTCGTGTATCATCAATTGTTCCAAATGTGGATGCAAATGGTATTACAGTTGGAAACTCTGTTGTAATTGGTCTTCCATTTTATTTGAATAACCTTTCCGCAGTAAACTCTTTCTTTTGGGGTACAGGTAATACGGCTGATTATGCTGCATTTATAACAGACCCTTTTGGAGCTGCTGGGCGTGTCACTGCAGGTAATGCATGGCGTACTAATAGTACTGTTAGTTTAGCAACTACAGATCAAAATGGTTATGTGAATCTTCCTGAAGAATCTAACGGCGTAAAAAGATTAAGAATTTCTTATTATGCTTATGGTGCGGATGCAAGTTTGAATGCGCTTATTGCAAACGAGATCAGTGGAAATTTCCCATATGCTTTGCCTGTGACAACGCCTTCGTTTACAGCAGTTCCATTGTCAAAATCAGGCATAAAAATTGCTAAACTTTTGCGTAATACAAGCAACACAGCTTATGTATATCCAACAATATTAGCGCAAGATCTTATTGGGCCTTCATTCCCAACAGATTCTGAATTTATGGCTGGTTACGCTGCTGCTGCAGCTTTGTAAGGATTATTGGGATGACACAACCTATCGTAATTAATTTCCCTCCTCTCACTATCGGAGCAATCGTTACTGAAAGTACTACGGTCATCCCAGCTGGTTCTCCATTTCCCTTAAATGGAGGTTCTATAACAAATATATTTAGTGGTGAAACACAATATTTTTATAAGTTAGATCCTGGCGTAGCAATAAAGCCTTATTTATATAGTAGCGCTGGTGTTGATTGGAGTGGCGCAGAGATCACGATTTCTGGCTATGACAATTATAATCAATTCGTCGAAATAACTGTGAATGGCCCTGCTGCTAGACAAGATATTGTTGTCGATGAATATTTCCATGAAATCATTCAGATAATAGCCGATGTCGATATTAATGACTTATCAGTTGGTCTCAGCGCAAATGGGCTTATTGATGTTCAAACCGATTATTATAATAAATCAGGTCAATATTCTTTGCAGATTACTGATTTTGACGATGCGACAAGACCAGAGTTAACATTAAACTATTCATCGTATCAACCAACTGTGTTCACAAATGGTGAGTATATTTATCATGAGGGTTTTGATCTAAGTTTTGAAGAAATTCCACTCTTAAATGACAATGTTATTGTCTCCCCATCAACAATAACAACGTATCCAATAGGAAATGTAGTTATGGTTTCCTTGTCGGACATGGCGATATCAGCTTTTAGAATATATGTTGATTTTGATGTCGATCCTATTCTTGAAGGTTATGGTAATTTCCGATTCACTTTCCTACAACAAGGAGCGCATAGCTAATGACTTCTCCTATTACAGTTAACTTTCCAGCAATATCCTTAATCTCACAAGATATTAATGTTGTTATTCCGGCTGGTCAGCCCATCCCGCTTATTGGTGGTATGTCTACAAATGTATTTAGCGGACAGAACTCCACATTTTATAATTTCCCATCCGGTGTATCATCAGCTCTTATTCTTGTTAATGAAACGGCTACAAATTACAGCGGCGCCACGTTTACAGTTACAGGTGTTGATAGTTACAATAAAAATGTGTCTATAACTGTTGCTGGTCCTACTGCGTCCGGAACCCGAAATATTGCCAATGCTTTTCATAAAATAACCAATTTCACATGTTCAATTGATATCAATGCATCCTTTGTTCTTCTCTACTCAAATGGCAATGGTTATGTTGATTTCACGGTTGATTACTATAACAGCATGGGTCAATGCACACTTCAATATACGGATATGAACGCTCCCGGAAGTGCTGTGGCAACGAACTATACTCAATATTATACAATGACGCCGCCAATGTTATTCCAGGACGGCCAATATATAAATAATACATTCTTTTATACAAATCTATTCCAGGTTCCTTTAACGAATACAAATATTATTTTGTCACCTACGACCGACACAGTATTCCCTCTCACTGATAATACAATTATCTCTATGAGAAACGTCCCGGTTGTTGCGTTCAGAACCGTTATATCATATTCCGATCCAACAGATATTGGATTTGGGGCAATCACTGTAACCCTTCTACAACAAGGAGCTCGATATTAATGCAAGGTAGCCGCGCACAAAAAGAAATGAAACGTAATCCCGACGGTGGAATGCACACAGCAGTTATGCCACGTGATATGTATGCCAAAGGTGGTTCAAGCGTTTATTCAAAAGCTGGATTCCATGATGATTGGGATCAAAAGAGAATGCCTGGTCGTAAGGATCGTCAATATGCTGACGGTGGTGATGTCAATTCTATGGATGCGCAGAAAGCAAGAAAAGCCTCTATGGATGCGAATAAAGCAAAAGATAGGGAACGGTTGAGTCATAACGTGCCTGTTGCAAATGGATACAATCCCATGATGAACAGAGGTAAATAATGGCAACTTCTCTTCAGTATAATTTTCAATATACCGACGCCGATCTCATCATCCGTGATGCGTTCGAACGCTGTGGTATTATGAATTGGGCTGAAGATGGATTGAAATATCAAGCAGCACGCCGTTCATTGAATTTCCTGTTCTCACATTGGATTAACCGTGGATTGAACTTGTTCACTGTTGAACTCAGTGTGATTGAAGTTGTCGCGAATCAAGCTGTTTATAACCTACCTGAAAATACATCCAAGATCTTGGAAGCAAAGATGGCAAATGCCAATCGGATTCTCGGCGGGGCTGCGTCCTCTAGTGCCGGCGGGAATGCGGGCGCTCCGTTTACAACCACGGTCACTGGTTCATGTCAGCAGACAGCACCAGACGGCAATATATCGTATTTGTATCCGAGCGCCCAACCTATTCTCCTTGTTGGTGTAATGTCTCAAACGACACAATTCTACCAACTTGTGATTGAATGTTCATTCCTTGTTAGCCCAGGAGATGATGATTGGATCACTCTCCTTGAGACGCCAAAGATAGAGTATTTCTATAATCAAACTAATTGGTTTTACTTGCCCTTTACTAAGACAGCTGTGCACTGGCGAATTCGAGAAACCGGTGGCGCAACACTTGATGTGGCTCAGATCTATTTTGGCATCCCTTATATTAGCCAGCCAATGAATGCGCAAGGACGGGATATCTACTTTCAATTCCCGAGCAATTCTCAGGTTGGTATCCCTTCGACCTATTGGTTGAATCGTGTTCAGATGCCAACACTTAACCTATGGCCGGTGCCGACAGATAACTTCCAGTTCATATTTTATAACCGTGTTCGGTATATACAAGATGTGGGTGATTTCTTCAATTCAGTGAATGTCGTTGGTCGTTTCCTTGAAGCCGCTGCTGCTGGTCTTGCCGCAAAACTTGCTGAGAAATATAAGCCAGAACTCGTTCCAACGTTAATTATGAGTGCTGAGACAGCCTACGTACAAGCGGCTAAAGAAGATACTGAAAATGTCGACATTCAAGTTGGGTTTGGATTGGGTCTCTTATGAGCATACGCTATAAAAGTCGGATCCCTGTTGTTGACATGAATGACCCACAGAGTTGGGCAAAAGATGATATTACCGGTCTTCCAGTTATGCATACCGATATGGTTAAGCAGATGGAATATATTGGTGGAAAACTTGCATGGCGTGGATTCATGGTGCATTACAAAGATGCCGATGAGCC